GGTCACGCCCGTATGCAACGCCGTGTCAGGTATGACCTGCGCACCGGTCGTCCACGCACGGGCGACAGCCCGCGTATCCTTCCAGGCCACCGAATGGGTCGATGCACCCGCGGCGGCCACCACCTCCACGCGCGCGATTTGCCCCTTGCGCAAGAACACCGGCCCGATCACATCGAGTTCGGCCGCGGGCGTCATCCGCATGCCGGGGCTTGCGCCGTTGGTCGAGGGGATCAGGTCAACCCCCGAATACCGGGGGACCGGCACAGGGTCGCCTTCCTCCTGGACCCGGCGAGCGTAATCGAAATACTCATCCGTCACGACCAGGAATGCGCCATCGTCGACCGGCACTTCTCCGGTCGACATCTGGAGCGCTACAAATCCGTCGGCGGGGACCCGGAAGTTCTCGAACGACATCAGCCCGCCGACGTTCCCCGCATCAATGTGGCGTCCCTCGAAGTTGTGGCGTGACTGATATTTGCCCAGCACGACGCCAGAGGGTGAAAAATGCACAAGCTGGACGACAGAGCTGCCGTTGAGCCCCGAATATGCCTGGATGTGCTGCCCCTCGAGGACAGGTATCCGCTCGCTTTGACCGCCCCACCCGATTTCCGCCGGCTGTGCCGGGATGCCATAGAGCGACTTGTGGAACGCGATCACCGGCGTCGTGACATCGAGCCGCCGCAGGTTTTCCTTCCGGCCCAGATAGCGGTGCTGCTCGATGTACAGATCAAGCGTGATCTCCTGCAACAGCGCGGCGTTCCCATCGACCGCCAGCTTCCGGTGGACGCGGATGTAGCCATCGCGTGGGATGCGGAAATAGCGGTAGCGCGCACGGACATCCCCCGCATAGGCGCCGACATGATCGCCCGAATCGGGGGGCGGGTCCCGACGGGCCGTCAGCACGAGAGACCCCGCAGGCGTGGACTCGCCGTCGTAGAACGCGACGACATTGTCGGCGGCCGAGGTGTTTTCGATGGGCAGGTAAAGTCGGAAGCACTGGCCCCGCCGCACCGAAATCAGATTGCTGATGGCATAGGCGGCGTCAGTCCGAACCGGCGTGGCCATCGTCTCGGCCCGGGTGGCGCCCCAGTTACGACTACCCAGAGTCGTCGCGATTTCGGAAAGCCTGACTGTGGAGAGCACCCCCTCGGCGCGGGCAATGCCCTGGCCGTCGCCAGGCGACGGCGCAATGATACGCCATGCGCTGGACCGTCGGCGCAGCAGATAGCTGACCCCGGTCCGCAGATCGCCCGCCTCGACCGGGGTGCCGTCCCCGCGCTGCACCGGCCACGCCCCCGCACCGCCGACATTCAGGGTGGCCGGGCCGGTATTGTCGGCGGCCGGGATCAGTTCGACGGTGGACAGCGCCGACAGGGTGACGCCGGTCAGCGCCGGGTCGATCACCGCCGTGATGGCATTGGCCGTGCCCGCGACCGAGGCCAGCGGCAGCACACCGGCGTCACGGGTGGCGGCGATCCGGGCGATGGTTTCTGCGGTCAGGGCGGCTGTGTCCGCCTTCTGCGCCAACAGGTCCGCCCCGAACGACGATATCGGCAGATCGCCGATCCGGGACCAGTTGCCCCCCCCGACATTGCCCGATTTGCGATAGACCCCGTTCGCCGCGCCGTCGTTCCAGACAGCAGCCAGTGTGCCGGCCGGCCATGTTCTGTCGGCCGTGAGCTGGGCAAGGGTGGCGTAGGACGGCCCCTGGAAGGTCTGCAGCATCGCGGCCAGCCGCTCGGGCAGGATCCGCACCGTGTTGCCGCCCGCGTTGCCGATCAGATCGTCGATCAGGTTGGCCGTGGGCAGGTTCGGGGTGGTCACTCCGGTCACAGTCTGTCTCCGCATCAAGGGCGAAGGCAGGTTTACGCGCGCGCGGGAACCCTGGGCCGGGGGAAGCGGTTCCGGGGGTCAGATCACGTCGATGGCGAAGGGGCCGCTGATCGGGCCGGGAATGGCGTCGTCGTTCAGCGGTTCGATCCAGAGGTAATGGCGACCTGTCGCCAGGCAGGCATCGGTCTCGGCATAGACCACTACCTCGGTGATGATCCCGTCAAAGGCGCCACCCGCGCGGAACAGGAACATGTCGTTGCCCTCGACCGCCTGCAAGCGGATCACATAATCCCCATCCTCGACCACATCGGTGCCGGCAACGTAGCTGCCCCCGGCCAGGGTGGGCCGCAGCCAGCCCCCGGTCTGCCCTGAAACCGTGAAGCTGACCCGATACCAGCGCCCGGCGACCAGATCGAGCGGATGGCGGATGTCGTTGGGCACACCGCCGGTGGCATGGACCAGCCCGGCCTCGGTCACCGTCCATTCGGGATCGGGGTCCCAGGCGCTGCCGATGACCAGGTTTTGCCGGGTCAGGTCGCCGACCGACAGCGAATAGCTTTGCAGCGGCCCGACCGCCATTGGTTTGCCCACCGCATGGGCTATCCGGAGCAAGGGCCCCTCGGGCAGCTCGGGCCGAGGCGACAGATACAGCTGGAGCCGCGTGGTGTTGGTATCAGGGCCGGTGGCCAACTGGACCAACGCCCCGCCCAAGAGCGTCGTGATGCTGATCGCTGCCGGATCGAGGCCGTAGGGCACCCCGATATCTGCCGAACCGATGGTCACCGGGATGGTCGTGGTCCACGGGCTGGGTATCCCCGCAACCGAGACCGCCTGCGCCCGCAGCACGATGGCAGTCTTTGCGCTATAGGCGGTCAGGCTGCCGCCGCCGGCGGCGGCCGGAATCTCGATCTCGGTCCAGGTCGAGGTCCCGGCCTGCCGATGGGCGATGCGATAGCGCATGGTGGCGATGGTGCTGCTGCCCGGCTCCAGCAGGTAATCGACCCGATTGGCGGTGCCGGTGGCGGCAACGCCGCTGACGATCGAGCGCCAGTGCGGCGCCGGCGGTGCGAGCTGGCTCGCCTCCACCTCGGTCCCGACGCGGCCGGACCATTCCGGCACCGCGTCGGCCGCCAGCAGCTCGTCGATGATCGGCGCGGCATCGACCATGTGCAGGATCGAGGCCATGTCCTCAGCCGGCTCGATCCCGGTCACCAGCATCCGGAACGTCTCCTCCCCGGCGCGGCCGAAGGCGACGAGATCCCCAGAGGCCGGCATGTCGCCGCCCGGCTCGACGGCCAGCAGCGCGGTCTCACCTGCCTGTGTGGTTACCGGCCGGACCACAGAGCGGCCGATTGGATCGCTGGCATCGAACACCCGGAACCGGATCGCATAGCTATCCGCCGCATCCATGGTGACGGCCTCGTCCAGTTCCAGCAAGCTGCCCGCCACGGCTTTGGTGCGTGCCACCACCTGCGTCTGGTCCAGCACCGGCTGGCTCAGCGTCACGATGTCGCCGCGGGTCACCACCCGGGCTGGACCGTCCTGGGTCACCTGATAGCTGTCGGGGCGGTGGATCGCCTCATACATGCGGCGCCGGGCCTCGCGCCAGATCTCGGACGGGTCGGTCTTGCCCGGCAGCGACAGCGCCTCGGTTCTGGTAATCTCGCCGTCATACCCCGGCCACCGAACCAAGCGCTCGGCGGGCTTGTAATCGTTGGTCGCGTCCAGGAACGCCACCCGGAAGGCGTGCGGCGGGTCCGCATAGCTGCGGTGGTGTTTGAAGGCCCAGCTGTTGCGCGGACCGATATGATCGACGATCAGCCCGTCCGGGCGGTCGATGACCACCCCCCAGCGGATGCCGTCGTGCCGCGGGGTGGCCCTACCGGCGGCGGCAATCTCGGCCAGCACCTCGCGCATGGTGGTGCCCGCCTGATCCAGCACCCGGTCATATTTCAGTCCCTGCAGCCGGCAGAAGTCGTGCCACTCGGCCAGCTGGTCGAGATCGATGCCGGCATCGGCGGCCCGGGCCGGATTGGCCGGGCTTTGCAGGACATGGCGGTAAATTGCGGCCGGGTTCGAGCTGGGACGCTCGATCCAGGCGCCGGTCGGGTGGTCATAGTCGAGGCAGTGGCGCGCACCGATGGCATTCAAGTTGTCGAGGTTGCCCGACAACTGGTGCGTGGCCTTGACCCGCACCGCGACCAGCGCCAGCGGGCGGCCATAGTTCAGCGGATACTCCGGCCGCAGCGTCTGCAGGGCCGCCCATGTGGTCTTGCGCATGACCTTGCTGTCGGTCGATTCGGTGGTGAGCATAGTCAGCCGGATCTGCCAGCGCCCGCGGGACGGAAAATCCCAGCTGTGCTGGCGGGCAAATCCCTCCAGCTTTCGGGCCCGGATATTCAGCGTCGTCACCGTCTGCCAGTCCTCGGCATTGATCGGTCGCTGCTCGATGCGGATGTCGACTCCCTCGTGGTGCTGCCGCCCCTTGTCGTCAAAGCGCACCATGCCACCGGGGAAGGCCAGCAGCACCGACGCGCCTTGCGCATCGGCGCCGGTGGTGCGCACCACCGGCGTCTCGATCGAAGGCTGGCCGCTGATCACGTCGCCCTGAGCATTGCGTGGCAGGGGCCGGGTCAGATCGACCCCCACCGCCTCTTCGACGATCTGACGAGGGATGATGGTCTGCGGACTGTCGTCCGGGCGGCCTTCGCGGATCTCGATCTGCACGTCGCGGAACTCGCTGATCGAGGTCTCGCCGATGCGCAGATCGGTAATCGCCACCGGACCCTCGCCGAAGGTGAACAGCGCGCGCACATACTGGTCATCGCCCATGATCTCGGTGTGGGGCATGGCGGCATAAGGCGGCGCATAGCGCATTCGCCCCAGCAGCACCGGCACAGCTCCATCAGGCTCCAGCCGGTTCTGCCAGCCGCTGATAGAATAGGTGTTTCGGGCCTCACGGCTTTCCGGACGCTCGGGCGGGATCAGGGCATTCAGGGCAAGGTTGCCCAGGACGGTGACCCCGGCGGTCAGCAGTGCGGTGCCCATCGCCGCTGCGGTCTTGCTGGCGCCGAACAACGCCATGCCGAACTGGGCGCCCCAAGCCTGCCCGATCGCGATGGCCGCAATCGAGATGACGATCGACAGGATCGACTTGATCGCGTTCTTGCCGGCGAGGATGCGGATCACCACCCGCACGCCTGGCCGCGGCCGGACCCGACG